GGAATGTTCGGCCCCGTGATGGTCGCGCCCTTGCGTAGCAAGTCAACACCGGCCGGAACTGCCGTGATGGTCAGATTCGCGCTCGCGTTGGTCGTGCTCGCCACGCCCGAGAACGGGGTCGCCTGAGCAACGATCGAGGTACCCGCCGAGACCGCAGTACCCGAGAACACGTCGCCGACGTTGAGGGCACCCGCCGCGACTGCCGTAACGAGCATGTGGGACGACTGCGCCGCGATGGTATCGCCGGCACCCGTACCCGCCGCGTTGGCGCTCATCGTGTACGTACCGACGCCGCCAGCGGTGCCGGTAAGCTGATTCAGGATCGTTGTACCGGCCGGAATGTTCGCGCCGGTCGTCGAGTCGGAAACGGTATCGCCGACGTTGATGATTCCGTGAACGACCGTTGCAACAGTCAACACGGCCGAGCCGTTGGTCACGTTCGCGGTGCCGCTGAAACCGGCCGAGGCCGTCGCGGTGCCAAGCGTGGGCGCGCTGTTGGTCGTGTTCGAGACCGGCGTGCCGTCGTTCGGGTCAGCGAACACAAACCCGCCGTCGGTTGCCCCCGCCGGGAAGTTCGCGAAAAAGTCGCCGCCGTTGAATCCCGTGACCATGAACCCCTCGGGAACTACGAGGGTTGCTTCACCCAAAAACTCAGTGATGAGCGCTTGCATGTTGCGGCCGAGGAACGCAATCTGCCAACCCGCAACGAACGATTGCGAGGTTTGACCCTGCGGCCCGACCCAAAAGAAGTTGCCGACGATGAGTCCGGTTGCCGGCGCGACAAGCGCACCGTTACCCGCCAACACCGAGGAAAACGGATTGAGCGAGGCGAAGTCGCCCGGCTGGCCCGGCGCTTGGTAATCGTTGATGGTTGTCTGAAAACCCATGTTCGCTTGTTCCTGTAGGTAGGAAATTACAGCCGGTTGAGGTTCGGAATCTTCGCCGCAATCTCAGCGGCTGACGCCGAGTCGAGCGCGTACGGCGCGGGGGCGGCCGTCGAGGCTCGGTCTTTCGCCAGTGTCAGCAACGCGCGGTAGGCTGACGGGGGCACGTCTTTGATATCGACGCCGAGGTGTTCGAGCGCCGCCTTATACGCGTCGCCCGCGCTGTCGAACGCGCGTACGCCAACAATCGACTCGACCTCGCGCGAGGCGCGGTGAAGCTCGTCACGCGAGGCAACGGCCGCAGCAATGCGCCGGTCAACTTCGGCCGAGTCCATCGTCGCACCCGACTTGCTCTCGCCAGTCTTGGCCGGCGTGCCGGTCGTGGCTTGTTCGAGTTCGTTGTCGTTGGTGTGCTCGGGGTCGGTGTTGGCGTTTTTCGCGCGCTTGTCGCGAGCCGCCTTGCGAGAATCACGGGCCGCCTTGCGGGCGTCACGAGCCGACTTACGGGCGTCGCGAGCGGCCTTGCGGTCTTTCGCGGCCTTGTCTTCGCCCTTGCCCTCGTCTTCTTTTTCCTCGGCCGAATCCATCGCGGCTGACTTGGAATCCATGCCCTCGGCGTAGGTGTCTTCGGCTTCCTCGGCCTCGTCTCGGGCGCGGTCGTACGCGCTGCCCTTATCCTTCGCCTTCTTGTCCTCGGCGAGCAGAAACGCCGTCAAGTCTTCGGGTTTCTTGTCGGCCGCCAGAAAACCGCCAGCGGCGGCGAGCGCGATAACCTGTGCAAGTTTCATGCTGAGGGTGCCTTGTCGTTGACCATAACGTCGGGTCCGGTGCGGCCAGTATCTACAATACAAAGATGGTTTGCAACTATGTCAAGCATTCTGCCGTCATAGGGGTTCCCGTGCATCGAGCCGGGAGTCATCTCGGGGCGGTAGTGATACCCCGGCGAAAGCTCTTGTTGACGTGTTGACTCGATAGCCTCGATACCTTCGCCATCCCACACGGTGAGGTCGGCGACGAGGTACGGGGCAATCCAACGCACGTTGGAAATAGCCCCAATAATCTTGCGCTTGATGTTGGGATTCTGCGCGGATTCAGCCGTAACGCCGAGGTGTTCCAACATGAGCGGCGCACGCTCGAATGACGCGGCCGAGGCTTCGAGCGCGGCGGCATCCCGGTACAGGTTATAAACCTTTTCGGGATCGAGCCCTAGTTTCTCGCTGTTGGGTATCTCGCGGCCGATGTAGGGGCAAACGTTCGCCTTCGATATCTTGCAATCTTTGACGTGTAGCCAACCGTTGATATCTTTCGAGCGCATCGTCGGCGCTCGGTCCATGGCGAGCCGGGGCATTGCGTCTTGACCGGCCGGTTTCTCTACGAGGTGCGTGCATAGCCCGCAACGGAAGTCTTTCGCGCCGGTCTGCGGCTTGTACTCGTTGCAGCAACCGAGCAACTTGCTTACCCCGTTGGGCACCTTCACCTTATCGCAGTCGCCGGCCTTTTGCGCTCCGTCGAGTTCCATGTATCCGGCGGCGGCCGGCGTCATGCGGTTGTCGGCGTCTTTCGCCAAACGAGGGGCGCGGGCCGTCGCGAGGTCGGCGGCGGCTTGCATGGCGTCGGCAAAGGATTGAGACATGCCGCACAGAATAGCGCGGCGTCCGTCTTATGGTCAATGTCCGATAGTTCCCGTGGGAACTATTCGTCGTCGAACCCTGGAATAACCGCCCGTGAGGTGCAACGGCAATTGATGAGGGTACCGGGCAAGACCCATTGACCCTCGTCGGGGTCGTACAAGCCTTTGTCGAGGTCGAACACCTTGCCCTCACGACCCCAAGCAAGATGCACGGGCGCGGTTCCTTTCCGCCGCCCGAATGTTGCCATATGGCGCGGCGCAACCCTAACTCTTGCCGGCGTGCGGCTTCGAGTGTTGCCTTGGCCTTGTTGTTCTGGTCGCGAGCTATGAGCGCCGCGCGCTTCGCCTCAATCCCGTATGACTTGTGTAGCTTTGAGGCCAACGAGGCCATGTCGCCGCCGGCCCTTACGCTTGCCCATGTGTCTTGTTGAATCTTGTTGTACAGACTTTGCTGTAGGTTCCGAATCAACCCCACGTTGTCGGCTACGACTAACTTGTAACTTTCTAAGCTGCGCTTCGTGGGTTTGAATGAGACCGTAAAGCCGGCGTTGCGCAAAGCCGCCTTTAACGATGTGTCGGTTGTCCCGAAAGAACGCGTTGCAAAACGCTTCGAGACTTCCCGCGAGAGCTTGTCGAACTTCCTTTGCCATTTGTCGCCCCATTTCTTCAGCGCCTTATCGACCTTCGTTACCGTGGGCGGCGCGTCTACCGCGATGAGCCAAAACCCCTCTTGCATGCGAGATTGTGTTGCCTGCCCGTGTTCATCGTACGCAAGATGCACGAGACGGGGCTCTACGTACCACACGCAACGGTCAACCGCTATGCCGGCGGGCACTAACTCGCCCTTGCCTAAGACTGCCGTAAGCATCATAACAGCGTCGGCGAACGCCTCGTTCAACACCTCTTGCAACGTCTTGGCGTACCAATCGGTAACGCCCGCGTTGGCGTGAATCGCGGCAATAACTTTGCGCTTGCCGGGATTGACGAGCTTAGCCATGTACCGCCCAATGCAACGACACGTGAGCTAACAGCCACTCAACCCCGCGAATGATTGCGTACCCTACAACGCCTACGCACGCCAAGAACGCGTACCATTCGCCCGTTGAGATATTAAAAAACCCCCGTTGTTTCTTGCGAGCCTTACGCGCGGCCTTGGCTTTCTCGCGAGCCTTGCGCCAACGGTTATCAAACGCCTTCGTGTTGCCTTGCCTATGGCTCATAACTCGACCTCTAAATCGTCAGTCGTAACGTAGTTGTCGCCGCCGAGCCAAACTTCCTCAGAATGGTGCGCCGGTTTCGGGGTCGATGACAACTCTACGGTCGGGCTCGTATTCGCAGCCACGCGCGCCAGTCCTGCGAAAGAAATCATCGCTCGAACGTGAGCCCTTACGGTGAGGGCCGCCGGCCGCAGACCAAGGCCAACCAAAGCAATAGCAATTCTGCTTTCGGTGAATCGCCTTGCGAGATTTCTTCGAGCGATTGTCTCGCCTACCTCGTCGGGAACCGTGATGTTTTGATTCGGTAGCGGGGTCAGCCTTTCGGCCGAGAACCCTCGCACCGACAACCCCGCGTACGCGAACGGCTTTTCGGGTAGTCTTGGAACTGTCGCGGTATCTTCGGCTTGCACCTTTGCCCCTCCGTTGCGGAAATGTCATATTCATAAATCGCCCGTGGCGAGTGTTGCCCCTACCCGGCCCCATAGCCGGTAAGCACACAAGGACTTAGCTGCGCCCTATCACCGAACCGACCAGTACCACGGGCGCACCTCAACCCTACGCTAGAACTGACCGAAGCGTCAACCCGGTCGAGGCCAAAGCACGAAACGCCGCATAATGAGCCCTCGGCCTTGCGGGTTCGGGTCGTGAACTAGCCGCCCCATTTGACAGACGACTATGTGCTCGTGTAGCTGCGTACTGACGCCGACCTCGAAGTAATACCCACGGGGCACGAACCCGACCTCGCGTTGTTCGAGCGTGTAGCCGTACGCCGCGAAGAACTCGCGCATTGCATCCCAACCGCCACGTTGACCGAAGTCGGGTACGAGGTCGATAGGCAAGTCGAGGAACGAGGCCGACGCGGCTTGCATGCAATTGCCCTTAGCCGCGCCGAACCGTGTTTGATGTACGAATATCACTCGTCGCTCTTGGCCTTGGGTTTCGCCTTCGGCGGGCCGTCGGTGTCAACTTCTTCCTCGCCCGGCGCGGGCTCGGGGCCGCCGTTCCATTCCTGCGGCTCGGGCGCGTCTCCTTCGAGGCCGTCGTACCCGCTTTCGGGGTCCATGCGTAGACGGTTGCGCACCTCGTCGGGGCTTATGACATTCTTCTCGATGTATGCCGAGTCGCGGTCGGCGTCGGCCTTGCGTATCTCGGCCTTTTCCTTACCGTTAGGCTCGTACAAGTTGAGCCATTCCCAAACGAGGTCTTTCTCGACCTTGCCGTAAAGGTGCATTTGCACGAGTATCAACACAACTTTCATGTTGGCGTTGAACCCATGCTCTTGCATCGAGTGTACGTAATCGTTCTGCGCGTTGACCTCGGGCTCGGCTGTTGCATTCAACCCCGACGGCGTGATTCCGAAGAACTTCAACAACGACATGCGCGCGGGCGTTGCCATGTGCTCTTGTGCCTGAGCCTGCAACTTGTCGAGCGAGCTTAGGGGTACGTTCTGAGTTGTAAGTTCCTCGGTGCCCTTGTTTATGACCATCATGCCGCGATTGTCGCGAGTCTGCGTGAACGCCCGAACACGGCTAAGCAAGCTCTTGGGCGACTCAACCGGCAATTGCAACATTGCCGCAAGGTCTGTTGACAACGTGACAATCGAAAAAATGTTGATTAGGTCGTTGACGTTCTTAGCCGTACGCAACCAACGGTTAACATAGGGCATCATTAGTTGCGTCATCGAGACGCCGCTAAAGCTATACGCCGGCTTCAAGAGGTCGGGAACTTCGCGGAATATGAAGGTCAACATACGCGTTGCGTGCGTCTTACGACCCAACACAAACCACGAACTCGGCTTGTAGAAGTCTTCGCGCTCGGGATGCGTGGCGTTCCAAGCGTACGGCGTAACCCAATACGGCTCGACGGTGCGGAAGCCTAACAATGAGCCCTTGGCTATCTCGG